TATTTGTTTATTCTTCTGTACCTTTTATCTCTAATATACTTTCGATAATCAGTATTAGTGAGTCTCACTCCAGTCCTCCCCGACTTTATACTCAGCATCTAAAGGACAACCAAGATTAAAATGTTCTCCTGCTTCCTTTATAGCTTCTACAGCGATAGATCCAAACTCTTCTACATCTTTATTTATTACTTCTACTTGCCATTCATCGTGTATGTTTGCAACAAATTTAAAATCTAAACTTCTTTCTGTTGCTTTTTCATTTAACATGATAAGAGCTTTCTTCATGACTATAGCTCCTGCTCCTTGAAGCAAACTGTTTAAAGAAGCGTGAGCATGTCTTATGTTGATTTTTCTACCGTCTAATCCTTTGAGATAACCTTTCGCTGATGCTTTAATAACTCTCTCTCGAAGTCTCTTAAATGATGGTTGATTAGCAAAGAAGCGTTCCTTAAGTCTTGCTCCGTCTTTTTGGTTTCCTCCAACCACTTCTCCAATTTTGGAATTTCCTGCTCCGTATAAGAGTGCATAGATGAAAGTTTTTGCCTGATTTCTTGATTTAAGGCCTGCAGTTTTTTGATTACGGCTGTGTATGTCTCCATGTATTATCTCCTTTGTAAAGTCTTCGTCTTGCATATAATGAGCCAACATTCTCAGTTCCAAACCCGAAGCATCTATGCCTACAAGTTTAGAGCCTTTTGGAACAATCCAACATTCTCTGCATTCTTTTCCGAAAGGGCTTTTAACTGAAGGAACTTGGGCCATGTTAGGTGATCTATGGCTCATTCTACCTGTGATTGCTCCGTTAGGAATAACAAAACCATGAACCCTATCGTCTTCTTCGGTTGCTTTTATCCAGGAATCTATCTGTGCTATTCTTTTTTGTAGCAGTAAGTAATCCGCAATCATCTTTGCTTCGGGAATACCTTTAATCTTGCTTAGTGTCTTTTCGTCAACGACAGGTCTTCCTGTTGCTGTAAAGTTTTTAGGTTTCCAACCAAAGTCTTGTAAGTATTCTCCGATTTGTTTTCGTGATCCCAAATTAAAATCTTGTAATTTTTTACGCATGAAAGATTTTGGTTTTGGAATAATTGGAAAGCCGTCATCGTCTATCTCTTTTTTCTGTAAAAGGATATCGCTGAAAACCATATCGTACTCTTCTTCTGTTAAACCTCTTTTAGAAAGAGTTCCATCTTTATTAATATAAGGATTAACTTCACGAACATCTACCAATTTAGGTTTAAAAACTTTATGTACTTCTGTTTCAGCTTTACCCATTTGTTCTCTTAAATCAGCAAGTAATATCTCTGCTTTATATAAGTTAAACAGAAAACCATCTTCTTCTTGCTTCTTTAATATAGAAGATATCTTATGCTCTATTTCTATACTTTCTTTTGAGAAACCTTTTGATTCTTGCTTTAACTTTTCAAAAACTAAACTATTAAGTTGTACATCTCTTACACAATACTCCATCATCTCAGTTGAGTAATTACCATAGTCACTAAAGTCTTGTTTCTTATACTTTAAACGATAGCCCCACATCTCTAAACTATGCCCTCCTTCTCGAACAGGATTGAAAAGCCTAGACAATATTAAAGTATCAATTAATTTCTTATCAGAAAGGTCAACACCTAACAAATTACTTATAACAGGAATATCAAAACCTATAATGTTGTGGCCTATTAATGTGTCTGCTGATTGAAGCAACTCAAGACCCGACTCTAGCTGGTGAGGAGCAAACTTATAAATTTTGCTAGAGCCAGTATCTTGAGCGACTATACACCAAACCTTAGTGGCTTGGACAGCATCTGTTTCTATGTCGAAAACTAAGTCCATAACACATCTCCTTTTTCTTTCTCAAAAGGCTCTGCTTCAACTTCTCTTAGTCTTCCTGTGTCTTTCTCGTATAAAAGGCTAGTGGCATAACCCACATCACCTGTATAACGAGATTTTAAAACTCTTAAAACTGTTGTATTTGCTTCTTCGGGATTGTCAGATTGTTGGTTTCTTTCTAAAGCAACAACAGTATCGCTTAGTTGTGCAATGGATTGGCTTCCTCTTAAATGGCTGAGATTAACCTGTATTCCGTTTTCATGTCCTTTGTTTCCGTCAACTCTTCTTAAATGAGATACCAGGATAAGTCCTGCGCCTGTTTCTTCAACAATACTACGAAGCCTAGTCATTATAGAATCAATAGACCTTCTTTCGTCTCCGTCTGTTGTAGAACAAACCAGCATGTGTAAGTGATCGACTACAACCCACTTACACTTACAACCTACAATCATGAATCTTAACTTAGAAAATATTTCTTCAATATCGTTTGTTCCAAAATGTGAGTGAATCCATAAACGATTCTTTTCTTCTTCATCGGTCAGTATGTCAAAATAAGAATCTATCTGTTCTTTAGAGAACTGATCTCTGACATGATCAATGTATAGTCTAGCGTTGGCCTCAATAGATAAGACACCATCAACAGTTCTTCTCCAGTCTTCTTCTAAAGCGATAATACCTACATTATCTTTTGTAGTTTTTATAAGCCAATGTTCCAACTCTCTAGTGACACTGCTCTTTCCAAGTCCTGTTCCTCCTGTAAGAGTCATTAAAGTTCCTGCTTGAAGACCATATATCTTTTTGTTTAGGCCTTCCCAAGCAAAAGGAATAGTGTCCTTTTTTTCTCTATTATGAAAAGCTTCTTTCCTATCAGAAACATTAATAACTCCTGCAGGTGTATATGTTTTCGCATCCCAAAAACAAGATACAAACTTTCTGTGTTCGTTGGCTTTCAACATTTCGTTGGGATCTTTGAAACCTTTAGGTAAAGTCATGATCTTGGCTTTTCCTGGTTTTAAAAGTCTTGCTACTTTTTTGGAAGCTTCTTTACCTGCCTTGTCGTTGTCAAAACAAAGTACAACATTTTCAAAACTTTCTACAAACTCTAAACTGTTTCTTATGTCTTTTTCAGAATTTCCTGCTCCGTTTTTAATCGACACTACAGGCCACTTACTTCCCATGAGTTCATAAGAAGCCATTGCATCGCATTCTCCTTCAGTTATGGTTAAATACTTTCCTTTTTTGAACAACTGCTCTCCGAATAAAACAGTTTCTGTAGTGTTTCCTTGCCAAGAAAAGTCTTTGTCTTTAACATTTCTTGTCTTGGTAGCCACTTTATCTCCGTTATCATTGTAATAAGGGTAGTGGTGTTGGTAAACTGATCCGTCTAATGAGGGAGTAATTGTGACATTAAACTTTTTAGCAGTTGCTTCTGAAATTTTTCTGTCGGATAAAGCACCAAAACTAGAAGTGATGATAGTTTGTTTGTTGCTTTTATTGATTATTGAAACAGGTTTTATCTCTGCTGTTGTGTTGTTTCCTTTTTTATAGTTGGGTATTCTAGTTCTACAACTAAAACAATATCCCGAACCATCTTTGTTAATTGCAAAACATTTCTTATGTTCGCATGAAGGACAATCTAAATGTGTTTCAACAAAACCTTTATCTTCTTTTTTTATATTATTCAATGTTTGCTCCAGTTAATAATAATGTTAAATTAAAAATGATACCTACCTCCCTACCGAAGTTTTGGATACTCAGCCGATACTATGTATGGACCACTCTTCTCTAGGTACTTCTTACCTGTAAAGGTTATTAAGGAAGCGAATAATAGAGGTGAAAAAGAAAGATCACCATTAAACCATTAATACAGACAACCCTAATTAACCAGGATAACTAGTCTTCTTCGGGAGGGAAAGAACTAGTCTCTTCAATACTCCCTTCTTCTTCTTCAGTTTTTTCTTCTTCAGCTTGTTCGGGAAACGAATCACTATTCATTAAATTAATAAATATGTTTGTCCATCCGTCTCTTCGGATTTGTGTATCGATTCTTCGATCATCAAGCTTGACTGCTTCAGAGTCTAAAATAACAAGGTTATTAAACGCTCTCATCCTTGCAGGAGTGTCCATTTCTCTTTGTCTATATACCACACCTTGAATGGTCAGTATAATGTCATTTTGTTCGTTCATGGTAAGTACCTATATAATTAAAATTGAATTTCGTTGTTGTCAGGATTGTATTCTTTCAGCTCAGTCACCATAACTGCTTGAAGTTCAAAAAACTTACCATACTTGTTCTCGTAAGGTTTTACTTGAACAACACCTACTGAACCATTACCGACAGT